CGAATTAACGAGCAGTCGGACATTCACGACAGCCAGTTGCGACACATCGAAAGCGACCACGAACTCGCTATAAAGTTCGAAACATATTTGAATTCATTTAATAACAACCAAATAAACAACAACATGAGCATTATTGCCCAACAAACAAACAACAGCGCAGGTCAAACAGTCCCTGCAGGAACACACGTAGCGAGATGCTACCAAATCATTCACATAGGAACGATAGTCGACACCTATCAAGGTGAAGAAAAACTCGTTAACAAAGTTCGACTGGTTTTCGAACTACCACTTGAAACCGCTGACTTCGGCAAAGGTGAACAACCGTTCTCAATAGGTCGCGACTTCACTTTGTCAATGCATGAAAAGAGTGGCTTACGCGCCTTCGTTCAATCGTGGCTCGGTAAGTCAATGAGCGATTCTGACGCGTCTAAATTTGACATAGGTACTTTACTTGGGAAGGAAGCAATGGTGTCCGTAATGCACCGCACAGCGAACACAGGTCGTAACTACGCAGACTTAAAAGGAGCGTCGCCACTTGCTAAAGGAATGACTTGCCCACCACAGGTGAACGCAGCGTTCTTGTTAGACTACGATTCTCAAGACTTCGACCTTAGATTCAAGATGCTTCCAGAGTGGCTTCAAAACAAAGTGAGTTCGTCTGCTGAATTTAGCCAACGTTTAGACCGCGCTGCGGATCAAATGAACAAAGCAAAAGCAATGTTGGAACAAAGCGGGTTAGTTCAGTCAACGGACAACACGGACGATATGCCGTTCTAAATTAATAATGAGAGGGTTGAAATATACCCTCTCTTAATCTTAAAACCTACAAAATGAAAAAATTAGTAAGCCTTGAAAACCGCGTTGAGAAACTACTTAAGAAGTACAAATTTCTCCGTAACAACAACAACGCACTCTGCGTGAAAGTTTGGGAACAACAGTTCGACGAACGCAAAGACATAACAAGCAACTTCTTTGCTATGTACGAAAGCGGTAAGTACGTCAGCGCAGACAACATCACACGCATTGCACGACTTGTTAAGCAATACAATCCAGAGCTGCGCGGAACGAACCACGACGACAACAAGAAGAAAGAGCAGTTGATTAAACCACTATTGAAGAAATGAATAAAGCAATTTACAAAACGCCATTCGGTCGCCTTGTCAAGGTTAACTTCAAGACGATGGCTAACTTTAAGAACGTTCTTCGGATAAGCGACCCAACGGCAAGACTTTACGTGACGCACCCAGAGCGAATGAGAATAAAAGACTTCAACAACATTTGCCTTCATACCGGTCTATCTCGCGAAGAAGTATTCAGCACCTTTACACCAACCAAATTAATAAACGAGGAGAATGACTAACGAACAAATAAGACAGGAGATGATTGATATGATTCCTTTCAGGCACATGGAACGCTTCGAAACATTGTGGTTGATGCTGACACCACGTTACGAAAGATTAACGACGCAGCAAATAAAGATTCAGCAGGAACTGGAGAATGAACGTGAAATGTTTTGGTCAGCACTTGAAGATATTACTTGTTCTGTTCTTGGAATACCTTCGCAGCAATTGTACACACCAACAAGACGACGCGACATTGTAACGGCACGACAAGTTATATTCTTTCTTATCCGTCCTTGCTACCTTCAAAGCTACGAATCAATTGGGAAGCATTACGGCAAGGATCACGCGACAGTCATGCACGGAGTGAAGCAAGTTAGTTGGCAGATTGAGTGCGACAAGAACTACGCAGCCAACGTCGAAAGAATCTGTTACATCTTAAATGATATGGGTTATGCTAAACCTATGAAATTTTATACTAAATTTGTCGAGCATTTAGAACATCAAAAAGAAATTAAGTTGAAGAAATTATTGAAGAAATGAAATGGACGAACACTCCTTACACGTTTACGAATTAACGCAGATAATAATAAACCAAAAATCAAAAACCATGAAAGACTATTGCAGAAATTGCGATTCAGAACAAATCGAAGAACGAATTGCAGAGATTAAAAACACCAACAGAAAATATCGTGACTGGGACGATTCAGATGTGCAGGAATTATTCGAAGACGAAATTGGTCTTTGTTACGAATGCAGAAAGAAGAAGACGCAGACGACTATAAAGGCGAAGGTTGGGACTAAATAAAAAACAAAATGATGCTAATACTACAACTGAAAAAGAGAATTGAGATTCTCGAAGCGCAAATGAAGGAACAGGAACAAAAGATAAACGACATACTTATTCGCTTGTCCGTTCCAACTGCACCAACGCTAATCGCAAAAGAAAAGAAGTCGCCATTTAAGAAACCAACGGTTGTTGAAATCTTCGACTACGCTTGCGAAAAACTAAGCGACAAAGACGCGCTTGCGTTTACAGAGAAATTTCATGCACACTACGAAGCGAATGGGTGGAAGGTCGGACGTAATCCAATGAAAGACTGGAAGGCTGCGGTTCGTAAATGGGACTTGTCTACCTTTGTAACTACAAACCAAAACACTAAAATCAAAAATGGAAAATTCGATTCAGACGCTGCGCAGCGCATCTTCAACGACGCTCACAACTACACAAAGGATTGATAGAGCAGAGCGTGAAAGCGCATTCGTTGTCGATTACGAACTACCTGCGTTCGTCAAGTTATGTTCTAAGGTATGCGCTATGTACGGCATCGCGTTACCAGAGGCACAACTGTTGCAAATGTTGCATGAGTTCATTGGTAAGCACTTTCGGTGGGTTACGTTTGAACACTTCAACCTTGCGTTTGAACTTAATGCTGCAAATGAACTGTCAAAGAAATGCGAACACTTCGGAGCGTTGAGCGTGGTTTTTATTGGTGACGTACTTACTCACTACAAACCACACCGCGACAAGGCGAATCTACAAATACAGCGTGAAATCGCGGAATCAAAAGAGGAACAATCTAAACAACTAAAAGAAAAAGAAATGGCTATTAATGACGACAGCTGGAGAAGAATGTTTGCGGAAGACTTACACAACTTCAAGAAAGGAAAATATACAGTCATTGAGATTCGTGCGGTGTCGCTTATGCGTTGGCTCGAAGAAAGCAAACAGATAAACGCTGACACCTTCACGGAAGAAGAATACCGCCTGTGCAAAGCAAACGCGAAGAAGAACATTTACTTCGAACAACAACTTGTTCAATCAATGGTTGAGCGAATGAGCGACCGCAAAAGAATGTTGTTAAAGGAATCAATTCAGTTTGAAGGTATGCGTGAGTTGTATAAACTTTATTTGAGTAAGCAATGATTGAAATAAATAAAATATATCAAGAACCTTGTTTGGAAACATTGAAAAAAATGCCAAACGATTTTTTAGACTGTGTAATTACTTCACCGCCTTATTGGCAGTTACGAGATTACGGATATGAAGGTCAATGGGGTTTAGAACCAACTTATCAAGAATACCTTGAGCATCTATGGGAAATGATGAATGAAATTTACCGTGCATTAAAACCTTCTGGAACTTGTTGGATAAATCTTGGTGATACTTATGGAAAAAATAAATGTCTTTTGTTATTGCCTCATCGTTTTGCTATTGGTTGTATTGAAAGAGGTTGGACAATGAGGAATGATATAATATGGGCAAAAAGAAACGGTATGCCAGAAAGCACCACAGACAGATTTTCTAAAAAGCACGAATACATTTTCTTTATGACAAAAAACGAAAAGTATTATTTTGACCTTGACAGTGTTAGAGATAAAGTAAAAAATGTAAGTTTGAATAGATATAAATATAAATTAACAGGACAAGAAGGTGGTTTATCTAATAACTTCAAAGGAAATAAATCTCATCTAATACCAAAAAGTAAATATGAAAATTTAGATATTGAATCACAACATCGTCAAGGTATGCACAAAAAAAGAGGTGAAAATTTAATTGAAAAAAGACCAAATTTACCAACTCAATTAGAGTTTTTAGAGTTTATAAAAAAAAGAATTTCAATAAATGTTTTATGCGAAAGTGTTGACATACCTAAAACAACTATTGAGCATTGGTTTAGAAATGACGAAAAAGGCTTTTCATTTCCTTCTGTTTCTGACTGGAATAACATTAAAGAATTTTTAGATAATTGGGACGATGAGTTTAACGACATTGATATAAAAATGACTTATGTTGAATACGAAACCGACGATATAAATAAGAATAGCGAAAAAGGCAAAAATTGTGGTGATGTTGCAGACTTTTGGGACATTACAACTAAACCAAATAAAAATAGTCATTACGCTACTTATAATGACGAGCTTTTACGCAAACCAATTCTTTCGGGTTGTCCAGAAGGCGGCTTAATTTACGATCCATTTATGGGTAGCGGAACAACAGCATTGTGTTCTTTGCGTTCTAATAGAAATTTTATTGGTAGTGAAATGAGTAGTGATTATATAAAAATAGCGAACAATAATTTATCTTTTTATAATAGTCAACAAAAACTATTTTAATGCAACCATACAAACCGACATACCTGCCGCGTCAAATCGAAGCGTTAAATTACTTGAACACCGATAGCATCGTTGAGCAATTGTTATACGGTGGCGCGGCGGGTGGTGGCAAGACTAAGTTCGGTTGTATGTGGCAGATACAGCGTCGTTTGAAGTACGCAGGGACACGTTCTCTTATCGGACGTGCAAAGTTAGACAACTTAAAAAAGACGACCTTAAACACGTTCTTCGAAACGGCTGAAGAATTTGGATTGATAGCAAATAAACATTATACCTTCAACGGACAATCGAACATAATTAAGTTCTTTAATGGAAGCGAAATAGTCCTAAAAGACTTGCAGGCTTACCCCTCAGATGTGAACTATAATTCATTAGGGTCGCTTGAAATTACAGACTATTTCGTCGATGAATGTTCCGAAGTAACCGCAAAGGCGGTCAGCATTGTTCACTCTCGTTGTCGTTATAAACTAAACGAGTTCGGTCTTATTCCCAAAGGTTTTCTTTCGTGCAATCCTGCGAAGGGTTGGTTGTACAATGAGTTCTACATGAAGAACAACAGGAACGAATTGCCTTCACACCGCGCGTTTGTGCAAGCGTTACCGCAGGACAATCCATTCCTTCCTGTTGCTTATATTGAATCTCTTAGACGCCTTCCCGAATACGACCGTAAAAGACTTTTGGAAGGGAACTGGGAGTTTGACGACGACAGCGACAAGTTGTTTCAGACGGAGAACTTACTTCGAATGTTCCGCAACGAAGTAATCAATGAAGGAAAGAAGTACATAACAGCCGATATTGCGCGTTTCGGGAAGGACAGAACAATCATCTGCGTTTGGGAAGGTCTAACTATCATTGACATAATTGAAATGAATCGTGCAGCTATTGACGAAGTAGTGAACAAGATTCGTGTTGTAATGAAAGACCACTCAATTCTTCTGCAAAATGTTATCGCAGATGAAGACGGCATCGGCGCGGGAGCCGTTGATTATTTGAAGTGCGTAGGATTCCAGAATGGATCTAAACCAAAGCATCCGCAATACCAAAATCTAAAAAGCGAATGTTACTACAAATTGGCTCAATATGTAGAGGAGAATCGGCTCACTATCTTATCCAGTACACGCAAAGAACAGATAGTGCGTGAGCTTGAAATGATTAAGCGACACCGCGCTGACGTTGACGGTAAGTTGCAGGTCACACCGAAGGACGTTATCAAGAACCGCGAAGGAATAAGTCCCGACGTTGCCGACGCTATCATGATGCGAATGTATTTCGAGCTCAACCCAAGTTACGGACAATATGTTGTTGGTTAGCATAACTTAATTATATTAGCACAAATAAAATAAATATGAAAAACAGAATAAGTAAATTTTTCAAAGGAGCTGAAATTGCAATTGTAATTTTTCTTCTTATCGTACTGGGATATTCAGTTATTACTGGAACTCAAATAGGACAAGTTATCGATGTTGATTTTTGGGTGTTATCGTATCTAATCTCATTGACATCACCTAACTTTTTTGGCGAATCTGAAAATGAAAAAACTGAACAAGAATGAAACAAACACCACTATACGAAACGCTCAAAATGACTTACGACAGAGAGCGAGAAATTGTTAATTCGCTTGCGAACTACTTCCAACAAGGAAAGATTCTTGGAGATATCCTTCTGGAGCTTTCACAGCGAAAAGACTTAAACGCGAAAGAGAAAATATATCTTGCGCTTATGATAGGTTCAATGATGACTAAAACAAACGAAGATGGCAGAGAGCAAAACTAAAAAAGGAATATGTGTCTACTTACACAAAGACCTGTGGAACGAGATAGACGAAAAGCGCGGAGAGAACAGTCGCAACACTTTTTTAAGTGAAGCAATCCAGTTCTCAATGAAGTTCTACATTCCTGAATCTAAAGTAAAATTGACAGAACAAAAGTAGAAAGAACAGCGACGGACGAACTAACAACTAAGGCGCGGTTTCTGCGTCTTTTTTGTTTCTCTAATTTCTTTTTATCAGCATTCAAAGTGTTAATTTCTTCGGTCAATATGTCTTCCTTCTGTTCATAAGCAACGACCACTTCTTGCAAGTTGTTTATTTTTTCCCCTTCGATGTTTAATTGTTCTTTGAGGTTGTCAATAACAAGCGAATCGGACGCAATAACGCTGTCGCAGGAGTTGACTAAACGGATAACATCAACCACAGTAATAGTATCTCGAACAACAATAGCAGAACGAGTTCTTTGATAGGTGGTTTTGGCTGCAAGTTGAGCATCTTCATACGTTCTCAGTTGTTTGTAAAGTTCAATTTGTTCTTGAATTAGGCGGTCATATTTGCCAGCGTTGTAATTGATAACGCTATCTTGTTTTTGCAGTTCAGTTGTTGCATTATTTGCAACACTTCGTCCCCAAATGTTCCAACAAATCACCAACCAAAGAATCGATGTTCCAAAGAATAGCAGAATTGCTGCGAGTATATTTCTGTTCATAAGATTTTGCCTTCGTGTATGCGGTGGTTCTTTACGCTGTAACTTCCATTGATACCTTTCTCAACTATTGCAAAGCCGTGATTATACTTCGAATAAGGGTTGTAGTCAGGACTTAACTCAGATAAGCAACCAACACCCCAACAAGTGATAAACTTACCGTTAGCATCGCGCTCGTTGTGTTCTGCGGTTTGGTGATGATGTCCGCATAACGCACTTACTTTTGTCTTCATAAACAACCCACGCGCTACGTTGACAGACGGAAGGAATTGTTTACCAAATTCGTGTCCGTGAAAGATTGAAAGTTTACCGATATTCAGTTTACTCTTACCGTCAATCCATTTCACGTCGTGCTTGTCGCAATGCGTCAACGAAGGAAAGTCGAACGCGTCGATGTCGAATAACTCAGGTGCTTTGATTCTCATGTAACGCCAGTAGCGTTCTTCGTGATTGCCTTCTTTGTAATAGATATTTGCGTTCGGGAACGTGTGTCTAAGCGACGCTAAAAATTGACGAATAGAATATAGTTCGTCTTTGAATTTACGCTTACGCGGATCCTTGACGAAGTCGGAAATCATGTGACAATCTAACGCATCACCATTCAATATAATTGAATCACACCCTTGTTTTAACCCTTCGTTTATTGCGCACTCAATCGCTTCGTTATCTTGGTAAGGAAAGTGCAAATCGCAAAGAATTAAAAACTTCGTTCCCTTCACTTCGACGTGTCTGCGTTTTTTAGCGTACGACTTTGGGAGCGCAAATGGGTTAAGTGGTCGTGTTTTTTCTTCGAACAATTTTTTATCTATTGTGGTTTTTCTTTTTAATTCGCCATTCTTTCCACGAATTGTGCGAATGAAAGACCTCGCGTGTTCGGTGTTTTTATAGACTTCTGGATATTCAGTAAACAACTTTTTCGCTAAGGTAAGCGTGGGTGTTTCTGAAAACTTACTACATATCTCCGCTGCTATTTGTCGTGCTGTCGTTAGTTCCTTTGTCATTTGATTTTGATTTAGTAAATCTTTCAATCACAGTACCACCAAACAAACCACCTGTCAACAATGCGAGTGTGTCGAACATCTCAATTGGACATTTGTAGCTTGTGAATGTTGCAACATAACTGAAAACGATTAGGTTAGTTGTAACAAATATAGCAATAACACGCTTACTTGAAACTTTTTTACAATTACTTAATAAGGAAATCAACCATTCCTTCATAAAACTTTGACAATGAACTGAACGATTAACCCACCAATAACACCAGCAGCGGTTGCAATACCACTCAAACGAGCGACTTGAAGACGTTGGTTCTGAATATACTTGTCGTGCTTTTGTACCTTGCTAACAAGACCTTCAATTTTCATTTGGTCGTCACCGATTAACACGTTGTAAATGCGGTCAATCTTCTTGTCCATTTCTTGAAGCTGTTCGTGTATCAAAGTAATTTCGTTTTCTGTGTTCACGTTAAAATATAATTTTCGTTACGCTTTAAAATATAGTTGTATCTCAGCTTCACGACGACGAACAAGACCTTTCAAAACAACACCACCGCCCTTGTTCCAAAGTCTAAATGAATTAGCTATTGTTGGGTCTGTTGGGTTAACGTTTAGTTTCTTGAATACCGAAGAACGTTTGAACCCACTTGTTCCGATGTTGTAGGCAAGTGAAACACACGCACTAAATTGATTGTCGGTGAGTGGTTTCTGAATGAATGGTTCAATGGTTACAGCGAATTGGTCGATTATAAACTTCGCAAGTTCCTCCGCACGTTGTTGCGTTATCACGTCGCCTTCCTTAACCTTCATTCCGTTTTCGTAGAAGGTGTTTCCGTAGCCAATAGTCCACACGTTAGCAGGACACTTGTACGCTTTCAAACGACAACCTTCAAACTTCTTAATCAGCGCATAGCCTTCAGCGTTAACTTTCATTGCTCAATTTCTTTATTTGTTTTTCTTTTTTGATTAGATACTTACGGAATTTCTCCTCGTAAATCTTTTGCTTTACCATGTCTTTCTTTCTTCCCCTTGTAGCCATGTTTTATTTTTTAGTTATCTAATCCATCCTAAGCCTGGTCTTCTGTATTCGTACGGCATACGGTCGCGTCCACTTGAAATCTCGAAAGCGTTCGACGGATAAACATTTGTCTGCGACCATATTTGGTTTGTTGTGTTCGTTGTGTATTCAGGAAAGTCTGCTGAGTTTTGACACAAAAAGTCAACCATTCTTTGCGTGTAAAACATAGCTTGTTGACGCGCTTGGTCGCGGTAGTTTTGCAAGTCGGTTTGTGAGATAGGTTGAGTGTCTTCGCTTGTGCGAATAACAAGACTTCCGTTATCTGTTTTAACGTACAAATGCGGAAGCACTTCGTACATAGTCCACCACATTACCATTCGACGCAAGTAATTGTCCAGAAGGGTTGCGTATGCGCCTGTAATGTCGTCGTTCACAACGTCTTCTTTTATGCGGTTGTACAAATCAGTTCCTAAATACAACTGTGCGTACTTGTCTTGCGCTAAATAGATAGCAGGATACATTAATAATGGATCAACGCTGCCGTTTATCCAGCTATATTTTTTGATATAATTTTCGTCAATGAGTAGAACTTCGGGTTGTAGTGCCATTTTTTATTTATATTTTAGTGATGCTCTGTTGGGCATATCGTTAGGACGAACCGCTTCTCTGCCTTTTGGAAATAATTCGTTTGCAACACCGCCTGTTATAACTCTGTCGTTGTTCAATCCGTCGTTAGGAAGGAAGCGACCTTTCTCTCTTTTGCGTACAAATACTTTTCTGAACCATGCGTGGCGACAATAAACACCGCCTTTGAAAATCCAAATAGAATATCGTGATGTCCCTGCTGGTGCGAAATCATCGTTAACTCCGTCTTTCTCCATTTCTTGAATGTCTTCGTAACGGAATAACGCTCCTTCTTTTGATAGCGCAACCATTTCTTGACAGAAATCACGCGTTACCAATTCGCCGTCTTTGTATGTGAAATTTGTTGAGTAGTAATAGCGAACTTTATAAAGACCAGTATCGAGTGACTCGCTTCTTTCATCGGGGTTTGAATAACCGCGAACGCTCATAAACTCCGTGCGATACTTTTCTTCGTCGTGTGGTGATGTTACTTCTTCGTCAGAAAGCAATTGCCATTCTTCTTCATCGATGTATTCAGCCTTTTCGCGTAAGTGTTGAAGCCACGCTTCACTTTGCTCTTTGCTTATTTTATTCTCAGCAGCAACTACTTTTTTTTTTAATTCAGCAGTTTGCACCGTTGGTTGAACAACAACAACTTCATCGTTGAATGGCGAGTTCATTTCAATGTTTATCTCTCCTAAGATTGGAGTGAAAACACGCTCGATGATTCTTTGGTATGGTTTGATAACTTGGTTGTTGAATATCTCCAAACCAACAACCATTTCGTCTTTGTTACTTCCGAAGCCTGTCGTGTCGCGTATGCCGTGAATCAGTGGCGACACAACGCGGTGTCCTACCATGATTTGCTTTGCTGTTTCTTCACTTAAAAACTGATATTGCTTGTCCGCGTCCGACAAAGGAAACGATTCGATTTGTGGAGCGCGAGCAGGATCTTCGTTGAAGGTCATTAAGAACTTACCAGCGTTACTTGCACCGCTCAATCTTGTTTCCCACTCGCGACGAATAGCTTCACGTTCTTCTTTCTGTGGTATTCCGTTCAAAAAGTTAATGATGAATGAAGGAAATAATCCGTTTAAGATATTGTTGACGTGGTAAAGTCCCATTTGATAACTCAACTCAACGTAGTTCAACGCACCGAAGTAATCAGGCTTCGCGTAATACGAACTTCCTGCCATCATTCCGTGTGCGTAGATAACTTGTCTTGGTTGTTCTTGAGCTATTGAAGGATTGAACGCAGGAATGAATTCGGGTTTACCTTTTTTACTTCTTGTATTAGCCCAATCTTTCGAATAGAAAATCCCTGTTATATCATCTTCGTCTTTGTCGTATGCAAGTCTGCAATTTTCGAACGGCAAGTGATTTATTTGCACAATGCGAGTGAAGTCCAACGACCATATCACCTCAGCACAAAATGAACCTTGAAGTTTTAAGTCGAAAGCAATTCCTTGCAATGCGTTGTCGAGAATCGTACCCGTTCCTTTGCCTTCAATCATGTATGCAATTGAGTTCGTCAATGCGTTATGAATAGGGCTATTGTAGTATAGTGTTATGAGGTGCTGCGGAAATAAATTGTTCTGACCATAATTTATGTAACCCGCACGATTCTCCGTTTCAATTGCTTCAACTGGTTCGTATGCCGAAAGATTTATTGCTTGAATGTTGTTCATATTATGCACCTGTATAAATTACATCGACAGGAATTGTCGGTGAAGAAACGTCAAAGAAAATAGTTCCGTCTTGAAGTATCATTAAACTCTTTTCAATCAAGCCAACAACGGAAGCGTTGGTAGGATCTATATTGCTGCTGCTGTTTTGTCCATACACTTCGTAATGATAACGACCTGCATCGACCAAACCAACGGTGGTAAGTCTTATTTTAGTTACGCGTTCGTTCTCGTTTATTACTTCGACCACTTGCGCGAGTTGTTCACCTGTCATTTCGTAAGTCATGACAAGCAAATAGTGAGTAAAGGCAACGTTGAAATATGCACGTCCTTCATCGAGTGAAAGCCACGCGTATTGATTCGCTGTATTTGTGTTGAGATAAACCATTCTATCTTTCCTTTACGTTAAAATTACATCACAGAGGAGCGCGTTGCTCCTCTATGTGTAAAAGTTTTTTATTAAGAAATCACTGAAGCAGGTGTTCCGCTCAATTTGTAAGCGCGCTTTGCAGCTTCGTGAGTGAACGCTAATGTGTAGCCGTTCATGTCACCCAAAACCGTTCCTGTTCCTGCTGTTGAAGTAGAAAGGTCTGCTCCGTACTCATAACCAACAGCCCACCAATTATTGTTTGTATCGTTTACAAAAACAATCACGCGAGCTTGCGCAACGTTTTGCAATTCAAGACGCTTTGCAGCGGTTAATTTGTTCAACATGATGTTTACCGTCTGCGTGTAGAAAATAGTACCTGCATCACGATTGAAGTTGATTGTTTCTTCGAAAGAACCTGTTTGAGTTGGTAATTCGTAAGTGTACAAATCTGCATCTGTTGGGCCAGCAATTGCTGTGATTACTTCAGAACCGTCTAAGGTTATACCTGTAACTAAATTTTGATCCAATAAAACGATTTGCTTAATTCCACCGATGCCGTCTTTGCAATCGAGTGTAAAACCTGTGCTTAATTCACATGACATATTTGTATGTTTTTTATTAGCACAAAAGAGGGGTGGTTTTTATGCCACCACCTCTATTATGCAAGGGTTAGAATGGTTGAATTATGCTGTGTATTGATAGAATGCAATCTCGTTTCCGAAACCGTATTGTACACCAGCGAAGAAAGAACAAGCGAAACGAACGTTGTCAGAAAGGTCATATTGGTACATATCCAAAAGTGCAACGCTGTTCCATTGGTCAAGTAAGTTAGTACCGAACCACAAGTTCGACTTCTGATAGAAAGCCATTGTGTCGTCAGACATACCAGGACATTCGATAACGTCGTACTGTCCCTGCCAGTTCATTACAACTGATTCTCCTTGATAAAGGTAGTAACCACCACCAAGACCAAGAATCGCGCTTCTGTATGCCTCAGCAACGTTAGAAGAAACTGCGATTACAGGCTTCTCAGTTGCACGCTTCACGCGTGTTGGAAGTGTAGCAACAAGTTTCGCCATTTCGTCAATAACGTTTGCAGAAGTGATTGCCTCTGGATCAGCAACGTCAAGAACCGTAGCGTCAGCCAAGAACAAAGTCTCGAAACCTGCGTACTCACCAGCGTTAGCGTTAACACCCTGCCAAATTAAAACCTCGTTGCGTGCTGCAACACCCGCCATTACGTTAGCAATTAAAGCATCACTCAAAGAAGCGTGAAGTTCGTTGTTCTGCTCTGAACGCGATTCCCAATCGATTAAAAACGTATTTTTGCACAATTGTCTGTGAACTTGGAATT